GGCTTCGGCGACGGCGCTAACGGCAAGGGCCGCCAGCGTCAGGACGATCAGCAGGAAGAGGGCGGCGACGTTGGCGGCGCGGGCACGGTCGCGGCGCGCCTGCCGGCGGGCCTCGACGATCTGCGCGTGGGTGCGGCGGGCCATTAGCGGGCGGCCTCGGCGTAGGCGGCGAAGTCGGCCCAGCTGCAGCGGGCGTAGAAGGCGAAGTTGCCGCCGGTGTAGTAGAGGGTGACGCCGTCGGGCGTCACGGCCACCAGCTGGCAGGCGACGCCGGCCGGCGAGACGTAGCGGTCGCCCACGGCAGGCGCCTTGGGCATCCCGTACCAGTCAGGCGTGCTCACGCGGCGGGCCATTAGCGGGCCACCGCCAGCAGCAGGCGATCGACGCCGATCGCGACGGCGACGATCAGCGCCATGGCGCCGGCGGTCGCCAGCAGGTAAAGGGTCTGTTCACGCATCGGTCGGTTGCTCCGTCTCTGCGGTCAGCTGCTAGGCGGCTGGCCGGCGCTGGGTGTCGGGTGGCCCTGTTCCAAGTGGCGCGGGTGCTTGGGGGCCGTAGTCGGTTCGTCGGTTTTGGACTGATCGTCTGCAAGGCATAGGCCAGTCACACCAGACTGCAGTCCAGTGCGAAACACCCAGCAATACCGTGTGGCGCAGGCCTGCCACTGGCGTGTGGCGCGGGCAGATGTCTGCCTTTCATGCACCTTCTGTCTGCTAGTCCTACACTTGGCCTGCATCCTTTACATACCGCGCAGGATGCAGGGCCGGTGACCGCCGATCATCCGCGCTGCATCCCCGCGCCGATCGGCTCGTTTCGAGGCCTCGCCGGCCACGCACGCGTGGCGCGATCGGGGTCGGATCCCAAGATCGCGAAAACGCACGCCGGGCCGCACAAACGACGAACGGCAGCCCGGACATAGGCAGGCATGGGGCATCGCCTGCGCTGCACCTGAGGCCTCTGGGGGGCCTTGCTGGGCATCGCCATGCACTAACTTGGTGCATTGTCCGCGAGGTCGGGGGCGGGGTTGGCGCCAGCGCACGCACCCGACTTCAACGATATTTTTGAAAAATCGCCAACAAAACGGCTGGTTTGTCTGGCAGTGGCCTGTCAGGTGTGCCTGGCAGTGGCGTGTGCCGTAGCGGCAGCTCGGCTGGAGTCGTACTGAAGCTCGCGTGGCGAGCGAAGCGAGCCGAACGCGAGCGGCTACCTGACAAGGCTGCTATCGCGAAAGTCTGTACGAGATCTTCTCCGCTTGATCCGTATGACTCGTTGTCATACCTTCTCTCTCGTCATGGCAGCCCGCAAGGGCGGCGTGGCCGGTCGCGGGCGCCTTCGTCTCGGCGGCGGGCGCTCGCTGCGTCAGCTATACCTTTCGATGCCGCTGGTCTGCCTGGAGACGCTGCAGGAGGTCTTTCTGCTCGAAGCCACGCTCACCGACTCGGTCCTCCTCCAAGCCACCTGGAAGCGACACCTGACACTCATCGTCGAGGCGATCAGGGAGAAGGAGCTGCGCCGGCAGCTCCTGCGAGAGAAGCGAAACCAGCGAAAGGAGAAGCAGCGCTGATGGCGATCGAGCAGCCGCTCGATCACAACGCCGAGTGCCGCTACTGCGACGAGCAGGCGATGCACCGGGTCGACTGCCCCTGGCTGATCGCGCTGATCGCGACGGTCGACACGGCCGATCTCAAGGTCCGCACCGCCCGGGCGCGGATCGCCGAGCTGGAGGCCGACAAGGCCGCCCTGGAGCTGCTGGTCAAGGAACTACTCGATGCCGCACGCTGAACAATCCCGCGCTGGCCGACTGAAGGTGCCTGGATGACCACCCCACAGATCCCGCTGGTCGAGCGGGAAGTCCGCAAGCTGCAGAAGGTGCTCGCCGAGGTCGCCAACAACCGCTGGCCGAAGAAGCGCTCGAAGCACGCCAAACGTCTCCGGCGCTGGTGTCGGCGCATGGCCTGCATCATCGCGGACCTCTATCCGCTCGCCGCCCTGGCGACCGCGATGAACTTAGCCTGCGGGTAGGGGGATCTAGACAAACCGACTAGCTCGCGCGGATCCTGCCGCCCTGATGTTTCGAAAGCTGGCGGCAGGACTGCTCTACAGGCGCGTGCTGCGTGATCTCGACCGCATCGCCGACGCGCTCGCCGCACAGAACGCCTTCCTCGCCCGTCTCGCTGACCGCTACGCCCCGATCGACCCACCGACCGAACGGGCGGAAGTTCGCCTCGACACCGGTGTCAGCCACCTCGACATCGACGAAGCGGCCATCGCGCTCAACTACGTCGAGCGCACGCTGCGCGACACCGGCCACATGCCCGACGAGGAGGAGATCCTCATCCACCTGGCCGACGAGAAGACCATCGACCTGCACGCCCGCCTGCAGGCCCGGGAAGGCGAGCTGGCGCGCCTGGCGGAGGATCGCGCATGAGGAAGCGTGAGTCTCCACCCGCGGGTGCGCCGGCCGAGTCCACCGGCACCTGTCCGGTCGACGATCGTGAGCTGGAGCGCTTCCTCAAGCCGCAGCCGCCCATCCCCATCCCCGAACGCAGCAAGCCGTCCTTCGAGCCGGGCTATCTCGCCCACACGCTGCTCGGCAATCGCATCTACAAGGGTGTGCGGTGATCCGCGTGTCGCCGAGCGAGGCGGTCATCGGCAAGACCATCCTGATCTGGTGGTTCCCTGACTGGCAGGGCATCACCGCGGTGCGCTGGCAGCCGCCCTACGACAAGACCTACCGCTGGTCGCTCGTCCTGGGCTTCCTGGAGCTGCGGAGGCTGGTCTGATGGCGAAGAAGGGCCGTCCCGCCAACGCCACGACCGCGCTCGTGCCAGCCGCGTCCAGGGCGCCTGAGCGCGTCACCGCCGTCGAAGAGGAGCTGAGCGGCCTGGCGATCGAGACCTTCGCGAAAACCGTCGGCGGCAGAGACACCCTCGCCGATGTCCTCACCGTCGCCGGCAGCTCGCCCGACGTCGAGAAGGTCGCGCTGCTCCTGCTCGATCGCCGCTACCAGGACTGGAGCCTGCGGCGCCTCTGCACGCTGACCGGCATCACCGTCTCCGACCTGTTCACCGCCTACAGGAAGGCGATGATCGCCCGCTCGCACATCGAGGCGACTCACGTCATCGCCAACCACACGGTCGCCGTCGTCACCGACGTGATGACCCGCGCCGCGCCGCAGAAGGCGGTCTGCCCCAAGTGCCTGGGCACCTCCGCTGCCGGCCAGGGACCGTGTCCCATCTGCCAGTCGAGCGGCTACATCCAGACCGAGCCCGATCTCGATCGCCAGAAGCTCGCCCTGGAGCTGGCGCAGCTGACTGAGAAGAAGGGCGGCATTCTCATGCAGCAGAACACCATCGCCGCCGGCGCGCTCGCCTCCACGGGCACTGGCGCGCTCGAACAGCTGCACCAGGCCGTCGGCGACCTCCTCTATAGCCCGACGCGCCGTCGCAACAGCGCGCCGGTGGTCGAGGCCCAGATCGCCGAACCACCCAGCAACGACCTGCCACGTACTGACCCGCGGGAGCCGCCCTGGCCGCTCCCCACGCCAGAGCCTGAAGAACCGGAGGAGCCTGATGACGACGACGAAAACGGTGGCGGTGGTCAGTTTGCCGCCGGTCGGTAACTCGTCCACGCTCTGCTACGTCAGCGCGCAGGACTACGAGCGCTACTGGGTGACGACTGCCACGCTCAACGGGGTGAACCAGACGCGGCGCCGCCCGAAACCCGTGCAGCTCGATCTCCCCTTCGGTGACCCATGTACCACCCAGACCTGATCGCCGAAGACGCCGACCTGGTCCTCAAGACCTTCCCTGCCGCCTTTCCCGACGGGCTGCCGGAGTACTCGGTCGACGACGCCGCGGTCCTCACTGCCAGTGCCATGCAGGCGGTCGACGAGAACGGCCAGTTCACCCGTGCCCTCTCCGCCGAGGAGTCGCAGTTCATCTCGCTCGCCCGCGTGCGGGTGACGTTTGACTTCCCCTGGTTCGCCGAGCGCTTCTGCTGGATCGACGAAGAGGGGCACGGGCTTCGAAGACTCAGCCCGTTCTGGGAGTCCCAGAGTCTGGTCCTCCAACAGTTAGCCCACATGGAGAAGGAGAACGTCGAGCAGGGCTCTCCAGACGGCCTCCTGTTGAACATCTTGAAGGCCAGGCAGCTCGGGGTCTCGACGCTGTCAGAAGCGCTCGTAGCCCATCGCCTGGTCACCAGGTCGCATATCAGGGCACTGTCAGGCGCCGACGTCGAGGAGCAGGCGGGCTATCTCTTCCGCATGGTCGTTCGCATCTACGACCAGCTACCGTGGTTCCTCAAGCCCGGGCGCGTCTACTTCAACAAGAACCGCGAGCTGTCCCTCGCCAACCAGTGCTTCCTGAAAACGGCGTGGGGCAAGTCCACCCGCGGGGCGCTGCAGTCAGCGACCGGCCTCGAAGGATCGAAGGGTTCGATCGGCAGGGGGCAGACCTACTCGGTCGTCCATATCTCCGAGTTACCGACCTGGGAGAACCCCGAGCAGCTCGACACTGCGCTCCTCCCCGCCATCCCCTACGCACCTGACACGCTCGTGCTCTATGAAGCGACCGCGGAGTTTGCCGGCGACTGGTGGCACAAGCACTGGCTTGCGAGTGGCGAAGGCGTTGGCCGCTTCCGCAACATCTTCATCCCCTGGTCGGCCGAGCCGAGTAAGTACTCGCTGCCCGCGCCGGTCGGCTGGGTGCCCTCGACGACGACCCAGAAGCACGCGGAGAAGTGCGAGCGCGACAGCCCGCGCTGGTTCAACGGCAAGACCGTGCGTCTCAACCGCAACCAGATGTACTGGTACGAGACCACCCGGAAGTTCTACGAGAGCAAGGGCCAGCTCTATAAGTTCCTCAAGGAGTATCCGGCTGACGACCAGGAGTGCTTCCAGTACGCCGGCCGCAGCATCTTCACCCTCGAACAGCTCGAACAGATCGACCAGGCCGGCTCCCAGCGCAAGCTGAAGGACGTGTGGGCGGTCGAGCCCGCCTACGAGGTCGCCGACCTGCGCCGTACCGGCAAGGCCGACGCGGAGGACGACGACCCCAATCCCGACCTGCAGCCCAAGCGCGTGGTCCCGCCGCTCGCGCCGCACGAGACGCCCTACGGCTCTCCCATCCAGCACGAGACCAACCCGGTGCCACCCGGCTATGGCTTCCGCCGCCTCTCGCCCGCGCAGCTCCAGGCGATGCCCAACCTGCGCCAGGCGGTGCTCGCCATCTGGGAGTACCCGCGCCTGCGCGGTAGTCGCCGCTACATCATGGCGGTCGACGTGTCCGACGGCCTCGGCCAGGACTACTCGATCGACGTCATCCGCCAGCCGACCATCGAGGAGCCGGCCGAGCAGGTCGCGCAGTACTGCACCAACAAGCTCGACCCGAAAGGCCTGGCCTTTGTCTGTGACGCGATCGGCCGTTACTACGCCGACAGCGACGGGATAGAAGCCTTAGCGGCGATCGAGACCAACAACCACGGCCTCGCCACACAGGACACCTTACAGCTTCACTTGGGTTACGGACACTTCTATGTCTGGGAGTATGCGGACGCTGCTAGTCCTGAGCGGAGATATAGCACCCGCATTGGTTGGTTGACTAGTCCAAGAACAAGACCGCTCTTACTCGCGAGTTACTACGGGGCGATTACCACCTTCGACCCGATCACGCATCAGCCCGACTTAGTCCTGAACAGCCCGATCACCCGTGGCGAGCTGCGCCACTTCATCACCGCCACCACCATCGGCGAAGCGGAGGCCGCCAGAGGCCAGCACGACGACGCGGTGATGTCGAGCGCCATCGGCTTCTACGTCGCCTGGCGGATGTCCGGTGGCGAAGTCGAGCCGGTCGCCGAGCGCCGTAGGAGAAAGACCGCGCGTGAGGCGCAGGCACAGGCCCGCGGCGAAGAGCCGGCCGAGTATCGCAACACCGCCGTCACCCGTGAAGAGGCTGACGACCTGGAGGATAGTCACGATGACAGCCGCGACGAAACTGTCTACAACATCAGCGACGAGCGCTCGAACCTCTACTTCGACGAAAGGGACCGCGCGTGACTTCGCCGAACGGCTGATGGCGCTGGCGCGCGAGATCGACGCGGCGGCCGAGCAACCGAAAGTGCCGCCATCGAGCCTCCACCTCGACGCGCAGACCTGCCGGCAGCTCGACGACATCCTCGGCCTGGGCGCGACGCTCTCCGCCACCACCCTGGTCAAGGCGGTCGACCGTCTCGGCTCGATGCGGATCGGGGACATCCGTATCCCCTTCACGCCCGGCCAGCTGCAGGAGCTGCAGCACCGCGCCCTCAAGCGTGGCCGCACCGTCGAAGCGGAGATGCGTGCGGTCGTCGCCCGGATCGAGGAAGAGATCTTCTACAAGGGCGGCGGGTAGCAATGGCCGATCAGTACGGCCCCCCGGCGCCGCCTCCGAAGCGCTCGCCCGCGGCGCGTGAGGCGTATGCGGTGATGCGTCGTACTCGGGGCACGCGCTCGCCCGAGGAGCACAGCGCCGCTGCGCGCTTCCTGCGTGCCATCCTCGGTCCCGCCGGCCCGGTCCCCCCGAACTGGACGAACCGCTGGTTCGAGCGGCCCGACTACATCGACGAGATGCGCGGCAGTCAGCTCAACCTGCAGGAGAACCTCGATCCGCAGATCGAAGCCGCCTACAGCGCGGTCGCCCGGCAGTATCCACAGGCGGCGAAGAACGTCTACGGCCTCTACCAGGTGCTGGATTATCCGCGCAGCGACACGGCGGGTGAGTACACCGAGCCGTGGGGCAACATGGGCCTGCGAACGAAGATGCACGGCGAGCCGATCCCGTTCCGCAAGATGATCGACTACGCCAAGCACGAGTTCGCGCACGCGCGTGGCCTCGACGATGTCACCAGTGATCGCAATCGCATACGCTCCTTGACCGATCTCCGGCAGGAGTTCGACGCCTACGACGTGAGTGACGCGGCCGACACGCTGCGCCAGGACATCAACCTTCCCTACGAAGGCCCGCCGCTGGTCACCGGGCGGCAGGTGTCGAAGCCGAAGGCGAAGCTGCAAGCGAGGCGACGGTGATGCGAACCACCCTGCTCGCGCTGCTGCTCGTGTTGATGCCCGGCTGCGCGCACCGACAGTTCACCCTGCGCGCGTTTCCGAAGTGCAACGACGGCCTGCCGATCAAGGTGCTGGTCGATCCGGCCTGCCCGCCCGACGGCATCTGCGGCTACAGCTGCCTGCCTGATCGCTGGAAGGAGCCGCACTGATGTCGTCGGCAGTGCTGGTCGGTGCGACGGTGGCGATTGCGGTGGCGATCGTGCTGCTCTACGTCGGCGCGCTGTGGGCGGTGAAGCAGAAGAACAAGAACACGAGGGATCAGTGATGCCGGAGCTGACACTGCCGCAAGCGATCGTGATCGTCGGGCTGGTGTTCGCGTGGTTGCTGTTCGTAATCGCTCGGGCGTGGTTTGAGCGCGGGGGATCCTGAGATGGCGTTACATGACTACTGGTGCCAGACCTGCGGGCAGGTCTCTGTCGATGTCAACGTGCCGATCGAGATCGGCGCGACGATGGGTGCGCCGACGCACTGCAATCGCCCGATGCGCTGGATGCCACAGGTCGGCCGGATGGACGCATCGAGTGGTCCA